AGTTACATTCCGTTATAGAAAGTTTACAGTAGAAAATCTATAAATCCATTGACTTTTTTGACTACAACGTTATAATAGGCTTTGTCGTATATGAATAATACCATTTAAAGAGGTATACTGAATTGAAGATCGAAGAAATCATTAGCATGTGGCAAGAGGATGGTAAGATTGACGAGACAGAACTGTCACGGGAAAGTCTGAATATTCCTTATCTACACGGTAAGTATCTAAAACATTTTTCACAAGAAAGACTCAAACTTCGTGCTTTTAAGATGAAGCAGAAGCAACTATATACTCGCCTTGGAGACTATTACCGAGGTGATCTAAATAACCCTGAGGATCTTGCTGAACTCGGTCGGGAACCATACCCATATAAAAGGCTGAAGCAAGAGGTTTCGTATTATGTAGAAAGTGATTCTGAAATGGTCCAGTTGAATACAAAGATTGCGTATCAACAGGAAATGGTTGATGTCCTCGAAGAGATACTCAAGTCTATTAATACTAGAAACTTCTTGATTAAAAACAGCATCGATTTTTTAAAATTCACGGGTGGTCAGTGATGCTTTATATTATGGACAAAATAACAATGAGAACAAATGTCCAAAGCAGCATGGAGTACTTCGAATTTATTATTAGAACAGAATGATATACGTGGAAATACCTTGATTATTTCGAAGGCAAATGAAGTATATATGAAAGTGGACGCAGAGCCTGTAATTCGACAGGAACTGTCCGATTATTTTACGTTTACTGTACCGGGTGCAAAGTTTATGCCTGCGTATCGTAATCGTATGTGGGATGGTAAAATGCGACTATATAATGCAATGACAAAGGAATTATACCTGGGTTTATTGCCGTATGTACAACATTTTGCAGACGAGCGTGATTATGAGATAGAAGTTCAGAATGATATTAATTTACAAGAATCGTTTTCACTCGAAGAAGCAAACGAATTTATCACCACCTTGCAAACCAAATTTACTCCTCGTGATTATCAAACGGAGTCTTTTGCTTATTGTGTTAGGAATAATAGGAGTCTTATTGTTTCGCCTACAGCTTCTGGTAAGTCTTTTATTATATGGCTTTTAACTCAGTGGTATGGTGACAGTAAAACACTACTGATTGTTCCGACAACATCTCTCGTGCACCAAATGAGATCTGATTTTATTGAATATGGTTCAAATGAGAATGATATTCATATTATCATGAGCGGTCAGGAAAAGATGACCGATGCCCGCATCGTAGTCTCAACATGGCAATCAATTTATAAATTACGCAAGGATTGGTTTGCACAATATGATTTGGTTATTGGCGATGAATGTCATTTATTTAAGGCAAAGTCACTTACCTCGATTATGACTAAACTTCTTGATTGTAAATATCGGTTTGGTTTTACGGGTACCTTGGATGGTACACAAACCCATAAACTGGTTTTGGAAGGATTATTTGGCAAGGTAAAACAGTTTGTAAAAACCAGAGAACTGATTGATCAAAATCATCTTGCTAATTTTAAGATCAAGGCATTAGTACTAAAATATACTGATGAGGAAAAGAAACTTGTCAGTAAAATGAACTATCAGGATGAGATAGATTTTATCGTCACCAATCCACGAAGAAATAAATTTATTAAAAATCTAACATTATCACTGAACGGAAATACACTTTTACTCTTTCAATATGTTGACAAACACGGTAGAGTATTGTATGATAATATATCTAAATCGGTAAATAGTAATAGAAAGGTATTCTTTGTTTATGGTGGAACAGATGCAGAGACCAGGGAGCAGATCCGCGCTATTACCGAGAAGGAAAAAGACGCAATTATTATTGCTTCATATGGTACGTTTAGTACTGGCATTAATATTCGCAACCTTCATAACATTATTTTTGCTTCTCCCACTAAGTCTCGTATTCGTAATCTTCAGTCTATTGGCAGAGGGTTGCGAAAAGGTGAGTCAAAAGATAAAGCAGTTTTGTTCGACATCGCAGATGACATCCGATGGAAAAAGAAAGTAAATTATACACTTAATCATTTTGCTGAACGAATTAAAATATACAATGATGAGGAATTCGAATATAAAATCTATAATATTAATTTATAGAGAAAGGGTTTACTTATGAAGCCAGATGTGTTATATTTTAAGTTAGTTACAGGAGAACATAACATCTCTATTATTGATGGTATGGATCAAGAATATATTTTATTGCACAAACCTTTGCAATTATTTTTGCAAAATACCATGGGCGGTGCATCAGTAAGAGTGGCAAAATGGATTCCGTTTACAGATGAAAATGATTTTCCTATACAAGTTCGCCATGTTCTCATGAAGGCAAAACCTACAAAAGATATTTTAGATTATTATTTTAATGCTTTGGATAAGTTAAACGAAGTAGATGATACCGAAGAGGAAACACAGGATTTTTTAGAAAAAAATGAAGAGGAAATAACTCTGGCTATGTTTGAAAAGTTTTCTAATACTAGTATAATGGTGCACTAATGGCTAAAACAAAAAAATCAAAACAGCACTATGTAAATAATAAGGAATTTCTTGCGGCTATGATTGATTACCGTGAGAAAGTTGAAATTGCTAAGAGCGAGGGAAAGGAACGACCTCTCGTATCACCATATATCGGTGAATGTCTTATGAAGATTGCAGTACATTTATCACATAAGCCAAATTTTATTAACTACACTTTCAAGGAAGAAATGATTTCGGACGGTATTGAAAACTGTCTGCAATATATTGATAATTTTAATCCTGAAAAATCACAGAATCCATTTGCATATTTTACTCAGATTATTTACTATGCATTCCTTCGTCGTATTCAAAAGGAAAAGAAACATCTCTATACAAGGTATAAGTTAATGGGTGAGATGGAAGTGATGAACACGACAAGCGATAATCAAGCTCATGATTCATCTGATTATACACCAGCTGGTAAGGCAAATGAGTGGAGTCGTGAACACGTTGGTGTATTTATTGAAAATTTTGAAGAAACCAAACGCCGGAAAAAGAATAGAAATACGACGGCTATTGATGTTTTAATTAATGATGAGTGATTAATGAAGGCAGCCATAATTACAGATACACATTTTGGTGTAAGAAACGATAGTCAAACCTTCCTCAACTTTTTTGATAAGTTTTATAGTAATGTCTTCTTTCCGTATCTTATTGATAATAACATCACTACTATATTTCATCTCGGCGATATTGTTGATCGAAGGAAGTTTATTAATTATGTGACTCTTCGAGAGTTTAAGCGCATTTTTGTTCAGCCATGTATTGATAATAAGATCAAACTTAATGTTATTGTCGGCAATCACGATATTCCATATCGTAATACAAACGAGGTCAATGCACTGAATGAACTGTTCGGCAACGAATATGATCTTATTGATATTTTTTCTGATGTAAAAGATGTAGAATTTGACGGCTGTGACATTACCATGTTACCATGGATTAACAATGAAAATTATGTCGAATCCATGCAGTTCATTAAAAATACAAAATCACAGGTTCTCTTCGGTCATCTTGAAATCCGTGGGTTTGAAATGTATCGTGGTATGAAAAATCCACATGGCATGGAAGCAGCTCTATTTGATAAATTTGATCTTGTTTGCTCTGGGCATTTTCATCATAAGTCACAGGGTGGCAATATCCACTATCTAGGTAATCCGTATGAGATGACCTGGAATGATTATAACGATCAGCGTGGATTTCATATCTTTGATTCTGAGAAAAGAGAGTTGACTTTTATTCAAAATCCGTATAGAATATTCCATAAGATTTGGTATGATGATACCGAAATGAAACTTGAGGAATTTATTGCTAGTTTTGATTTTGACTCGTATAAAGACACTTATGTAAAGGTAATTGTTCAGAATAAAACCAATCCATATTGGTTCGATATTGTAATGGATCATTTGTATAAGGCAAATCCAGCAAATATCTCTATTGTCGATGATCATAAGAATCTTGATCAGCAATCGGAGGAGGAGATTATTTCTGAAGCCGAGGATACATTGACAACCCTACACAATTTTGTAAATCAGATGGATACCAATGTCGACAAGGCACTGCTAAATCAACTGTTTGCTAATTTATATACAGAAGCGCAGAGCATGGAGCTTTAATTTGATATATTTTCATAATGTTCGGTGGCAGAACTTTTTGTCTACCGGAAATGTTTGGACAGATGTTCAACTTGATCGAAGTCCAAATACCTTGGTTATAGGTGAAAATGGTGCAGGCAAATCCACAGTGCTAGATGCTCTGTGTTTTTCGCTGTTTGGTAAACCGTTTCGTAAAATTAATAAACCTCAGCTTGTCAATTCTGTAAATCAGAAGGACATGCGTGTAGAGGTCGAATTTTCCATTGGTAGTTCACGGTATAAAATTATCCGTGGTATGAAACCCAATGTATTTGAAATCTATAAAGACGATCATCTGATTAATCAGACAGCATCTGTTCGCGATTACCAACAACAGCTTGAACAGAATATCCTCAAGCTTAATTTTAATTCGTTCACGCAGATCGTAATTCTTGGTTCGTCATCCTTCGTTCCATTTATGCAATTACCAGCACAGCAACGTCGAGAGATTATTGAGGATCTACTTGATATTAAGATCTTTACCGCAATGAACGTCCTGCTTAAAGAGCGGTTACAGAATAATAAAGAGAATATTAAAGAAATTAAGAATAAGACTGATGTCGAGCAGGAAAAGCTTGATGTGCATCAGAATTATGTAGATGAGATTCGATCCAAAAATAAAGAACGAATCGACAATCTAAAAATTGAAATTAAAAAATGTGAAAGTACCATTGGTGCTCTCATGTTAGAGAATGATTGGAATAATAACAAGGTTGCTGAACTTCAGGAAAGTGTGAACGACGAAGATACAGTTCAAAAAAAGCTTCATGAAATTCTAAATATTGAATCTAAGTTTGAGGAAAAAACTAAGAAACTCAAACGAGAGATCAAGTTCTATCAGGATAATGATCACTGTCCTACGTGTGATCAGGATATTGATGGCGCCATTAAATCGAGCAAGATTCACGAGAGTCAAACAAAAGTGGATCAGGTTGCAGATGCTCTTGATAAGTTACAGAAAGAGTTGGAAAAGGAAAATGAGCGACTTCTGGATATCTCAGAAATTAATAAGGAAATTAAAGAATATTTGGAAAAGATTTCTGATAGTAATAATCAAATTTCGTCTCTAAATAAGTATATTGGTCAGCTTCGTACTAATATTGATACTGAGGTTTCTGATACCGGTGACCTCAAGGCAGAGAATAAGAAGATTAATGAACTGAAAAAATTATTGAAAAAATTAGAGGACAAAAGGGAGGAATATATTAACGAGAAAGAATTGCTTGATGTGGCTGCTGAACTCTTGAAGGATAAGGGAATCAAGACTCAAATTGTTCGGCAGTATGTTCCGGTGATGAATAAGCTCGTAAATAAATATCTGGCGGCAATGGAGTTCTTCGTGAGTTTTGAACTTGACGAAAACTTCGAAGAGATTATTAAATCCAGGCATAGAGACTCATTTAGTTATGCATCATTTAGTGAAGGTGAAAAAATGAGAATCGACCTATCTCTACTATTGACCTGGCGTTCCATTGCAAAGATGAAAAACTCTACCAATACCAATCTATTGATTCTGGATGAGGTCTTTGACGCCTCATTGGATTCCAATGGTTGTGATGAGTTTCTAAAACTACTTGATGAACTGGGTAAGGATACCAATGTCTTTGTTATCAGTCACAAGGGGGATGTGCTACAGGACAAGTTCCGTTCTGTAATTAAATTTGAAAAACATAAAAATTTCTCGAGGATGGCAGCATGATTTTCCGTGAAGTAACAAATGATAGAAGTTTTTTGGTTGATGATGATCCAGTTCGACCAGAGTTAAGTTATGCATTTCGAACAGGATTTAATCGGCAAATGTTCGTGATTGAAAATGAATTTACAGGTGATCCGTCGGCAGTTATTTGTGTTGCCTATACAGATAAAGTTCCGGAGACAGTGCCTGATCTTGTACGGTTTCCTGATATGGGCGATGCTGCTCGAATTGCGGTATTTTATACTGTGTGGTCCTACGAAAAAGGTGCTGGTCGTAAAATCGTATTTGAAGCAGTAAAATGGATTAGAGAAAATAAACCAGAGGTTATGCGGTTTGTGACATTGAGTCCAAAAACCGAAATGGCTCGAAAGTTCCATCATTCAAATGGTGCTATTACATTGAGTGAAAATGAGAAATCTGACAATTATGAATATAGGAATGTATGATGACAAATTTTGAAAAGGTGGCAGAGTTTATGAATGCATTTGGTCAGACCGTTGAAACTGAACCGACGTGGACAAGTGTATCTGAACTTCGTTACAGTCTCATTGAAGAAGAATTGAAAGAGCTGCGACAGGCATTAATCGAACGTGATATTGTTGAAGTTGCGGATGCATTGACTGATTTGCTCTATGTTGTGTATGGTGCTGGTCACTCCTTCGGCATTGATTTAAATAAGTGTTTTGATGAGGTTCATAGCAGTAATATGACGAAACTTGGTCCAGAAGGAAAGCCAATCTATCGTGAGGATGGTAAGGTGATGAAGGGTCCAGGTTATCGTGCACCTGATTTGAAAACACTACTAGGTCTCAAAGGTGTGTGATGGGTGTTTATGCGTTAGTTGATCCAAATGATCCGATTCTCAAACAGCCGACAGAAAAATTTGATTTTGAGAACCCTCAAATTCCACCTGATCAGTTAGTTGAACAACTTGCCGAAACAATGATTCTGCATTCTGGAGTTGGTATTTCGGCACCTCAGGTGGGTATTCCTTATTCTGTATTTGTTGTTGGTGATCCGACAAACCGTGAATCTATTATGGGATTCTTTAATCCAATTATTGTTGATTATTTTGGTGAACAAACTTATTATGATGAAGGTTGTTTGACCTTCCCTGGATTGTATATCCATATTAAACGACCAGCTGGTGTTCGACTACGATTCCAAGATGTAACTGGTGAATTTGCAACCACTAAATACTCTGGGTTTACCGCTCGAGCAATTCAACATGAATTTGATCATCTTGACGGTATTATCTATAAGAAAAGAGCAAATCGTATTTACCTAGAAAGGGCACAGAAAAAATATAAACAGATGATGCGTCGTAGGAAAAAATCTGCTAAATAATTGATTTCTCTACATAAAAAAGTATTTACATTTTCGGTTTGGTGTGATAGTATTAAAACATGATGAACGAACCAATACCTATGGCATTCTTCGATACTCTCGGCGACTACGTTTATATGTACCGAGATTCTGACGGGAATCAAAAAATTTTGGAGTTTGATCCTGATGGGACTCCAAAATATGTAGGCAAGGGACACGGTAACCGTTGCCTATCACATCTAAATTCGAAAGGTTATGACATCGATGATCTTTGGATTGTTGCTCGTAATCTTGAAAAATTTAGAATTGACAAAAAAGATGCATCCTTTGTTTTGGAATCGTATCTTATTTCCACACTACAACCAACTGACAATGCCGTTGCTGGGCATTATAAGGAGTGTTTTACTATGGCAAAGTTTTCTGAACTGTTTGGAAAATATCAGAGCGAACAGCATGATAACTTCGAGGCTTTTCCGGATTGGTACACGGAAAATTATGATAAACTTCGCGGTCGTATAAATGTTGTAACTTTGAAGAGTCATAATATTTACGTTGAGAGCAATACTCGCGCAGCAATTCAGATGCAATTTTTTGTAGACACATCCGGAACACCAACACAGGTTCAATTCCATGTAAAGACCCAAGACGAAGTCAAGTTAGAACAGCGTAAGAATGATCTCTATACTTTCCTGAAGTCATGCGGTTATACCGAGGAAATGATTACTCGGAATAGCGCCCGTGAAATTTTTGAGGTTGCTGTTGACGATATTGAATCTGTCGTTTCCCTTTTTGATGATTTTATGGGGTAAAAAATGAATTCAAAAGTAGCTGATACATCAAAAGATTATGATGATATGGTCGGTTATAAGGCAGAAGAAAATCTGCCTACCGATCTGTCGTCGTTTCTTGGTGAGGACTCAAATCAAGATCCTCAAATTAGACCAAAACCAGTTGATCCTGAATTTCCGGAACCTTGGCAAAGTATTTTTGTAAACTTTCGCAGCAAGGATGACTATATAAAATTCATGCATTTGCTCGGTGAGGTACCCGGTCCAAAAACTAAAAAACTTACATTTCAGACCGAAAAAGATAACGGCATATTGGATTTTTTCAATGATTGAAATTGATACACTTGAAGAACTTCAAAATGAATGGCGTAATCCATACCTACAGTGGTGGGCGGCTGGTATGCCATCATTTGAAACTCTTAATCTTGAACCTTGGCGACAACTTACCGTTAATTTTAAAACACGAGAGGATCGTCAAAAATTTGCAGAACTTTTTGGATATGAAATTACAGATAAAACAAATGTTGTCTGGTATCCAGAAAAAGAACGTGAACGTAATAACATGAATAGGTATGTCGATGACAGTGAAGTTTGAAACTCGGTATCCCATTTATATCCTATCAAAAGGTAGATGGGAATCCAGAATTACAATGAAGGCTCTGGACGGTATGGGTGTTCCATACCGTATTGCCGTTGAGCCACAAGAATTTGATAATTATGCGGCAACCTGTGGTGAGGATAAACTACTAGAGTTGCCTTTCAGTAATCATGGCAAAGGTTCAGGTCCCGCTCGTAATTGGTGCTGGGAACATTCCATTTCTGAAGGTTATGATCGGCATTGGTTGATGGATGATAACCTATATGAATTTTGGAGACTACACAAAAATAAACGCTATCGTGTTGAACGTGGTTCTGGTATTTTTAGGGCGGCTGAGGATTTTGTAGACCGATATGAAAATATTGCTCTATCTGGTTTTCAGTATAAATTTTTCTGTGTTGACGATTATCCGTATCCTC